GTGAGCTGAAAAACAACCTCTTCGCCCGGTTCCAGAATTGTACCCGCNCCGNCTTTGTCGTACATCACCTTCCCGGCGGCGGTTGTGGACAGCACGAGATGCCCGATATCCGCCGCGCCGCGATCAACATCAGACCCGGCAGTGGGCCGCGAATCGAAATCCACAACCGGGGTAGTGGTTGAACCGGCGCACGTTTCAGTTACAACTGCACCGGCTTCCTGAATCTCGCACTTGAAAGGCACGATAAACGCGCCTATGTCGGCTGCGACCTGGTCCATATCAATCCCGAGCAGGTCATCGTAATCGACCGCTGGGGTAAACGGTAACGAAATCAATACGTCACTTCTAAGCATGGGATACCTCCTATTATTGAGTTGAACCGGNGCATCGCTGCGCCGGGTAAGAAATTAAGCTGATGCGATTTTAACAATCCGGCATTCGCGGTCATNGGCGCTCTGCCAGAGGACATCGAACGCGACGGTGCCGTACCACGCAACAGCCTTACGCCGACCGAAATCGCCCTGATAGTTAGGATTGGCGCGGAGTTCAGGGTAATCAATTTCAATCCGGCCCACGGCATCTTCGCCAAACACCACACCCTCGCCCAACACCGACCCGCTGCCGATGGAGTTGCTAAAGGCATTCTCGTGATTTATCTCCACCAGACGGATCTGTTCCACCTGGCCGATTTCACCACGGTACAGGAGATCGCCTTTTTGCAGGTACATATTGAACGCCTGAATAACCTTGTCGTTTTTGAGCCCGCGAAGGGCCTTTGTCGCGAACAGGCCAATGTACCAGTCGGAGTCGTAGAAGGGCGTGTGAATGTCGTTTGCCATGTAATCCCTGATGACGCCCAGATGGTCCTTGGTAAGATTGACCAGCGCGGTGGTGGACGGCGTTCCGTCGGTATCCCATGTTCCGCCGGTAAGCGATGTAGGGATGAACGCTATTTTAGCATGGGCGCCCATAAACGCATCAGCCGCCGCCTTATCCATGCTCAGGTTCATCTGATCCTTCAGCACCTTCTGCGCGCCATCGTTTGGCGAGAGAGCCGAAAGGTCTTCCGAGAATGAGGTGAACTCTACACCACGACCCCATTCTTTAATTGTGATGGAGTAGTGGCCCATCTGAAGCTGATCAACCGGAATGCGCGCATCCTCGGTAAGCTCCGCCGATGTCGGCTCCTCCGCTGGCTTGTAGTACGGCAGCGTGATTGTATCGCCCATGCGACGGCTGTATTTTTTAATCGGTTTCGTAAAAGGCACAATTTTAAACTTGAGCGCGGCGAGTTTCAGCAATTCATTGCTCAGCGCATGGCTCTTGTAAACTCCTGTGTCAGCGTCGTGTTCCCACGTAAATGTTGCAGGCATAGTATAATCTCCTTTTAAAGTCTGCGCGTTTCAAGGATTTCATCAACCGTGGCGTTTAACCCTTTAAGAGCTTCCTGTGCATTTCCGCCGCTGGTTGCGGGCGAATACGCCGCGCCACCCCGGCCCAGAGGGACGATTTGCTCCTGGTAAGTACGCGCACGAGCGNCTGCTCCGGCTGCGGGATGATTTTCTCTTTGAATACGCTGGTGATAGTTTTTNGTTTCCGTTATTGCCCAATTCGTCTGTTCCGCAAGCGTCAGCGGCATTCCAGCATTATTGACATCCGGAGCAGTCCTTGCAAATGACCAGAATAAAGGATCAGAGTGCTCTATCCCGGCAAGGTCTAAGCTGGCGTGGACGTCAGACAGAGCCTGGTCACGGCTTGGATCGGGTGTTGGCGATGTAGTGACGGATTCATTTTTTCTTGGTTCCGCACTGCCGACGCGCTGAATATGCTGAAATATATCCACGTCGGCCTGCGCCATAATGGATGCAGCCTGAATGCGATAATCATCCATGTCCGGGTCAAGCTGGTCGATTGCGGCCAATGCTTCCGCGCGGCGGCTGGTGCTGTACTCAATAATTCCGCCCCGGACGTTCTTCGCCTCCTCTTCCTGCCGGGCAAGTTCTTTTGCCTCATTGATCTCATGCAGTTCGTGTTCCAGTGCGGCTGCACGTTGCTCGGCTCTGGTGGTACGGCCTTGCAGCTCTTTGTATCCGCGCTCGGCTTCTTCGTGGCTGCGAAATCGTGTTCCGGTATCGGGAGGCGCGTCCTCCTTCTTTTCGCGATCCGGGGTGACGGTATCGTCAGACGCTGTAATGGGCGCGGCCCCTTGTATGTCCGTTGCAGGACCAGGATCACCATCGTGAATTGCAGGTTCCCCATTCTGATCAGCAGGGTCATTACTCCCCGCATAAATCGGTCGGGCGTCCTCCATCAAGTGGCTGAGGTCTGGTGTGGTCTGCTGTTCCTCGCCTTGTCCATGTTCATCAAGCATTNTCAGTCTCCTTTTGTGGCGTAGTCCATTGCGGGGCCACTGTTATGTCTCCAAAGAAGGGAGGAACAGGCCCGGCACATGCCGGTTCCTCCCCGGATAAGTGCGGAGATCAATCCGCACGGTGCGCAGTGCGTAACTCCCTGTCCATAAGTTCGTGAACCGCGTTGCGTGCCAGGCCCTCCGCAACTCCTATAGATTTCAGCACATTGACGTAGGCTTTGGACTCGGCGTCTTCATTCACAAATCTCCGTATCCGTGCGGCAAGCAATTCTTCTATCTTTGCAGTCAGTTTTTTACCCGCATCCGTTTTGGAAATGTCCAACCATTCCGCCGCCGAGTGCAAGGACATGTCTTTTTGAGATATTGCATCCTTGATTTTTTCTTCCCTGTCGATCTCGATTGGCATCAACGTAACCGGGCTGATCTTGACTCCCGAACTATCCATTCTGCTGGCCTCCTGTTGCATCTACCGATGACATTTTTCCCGCCAGATCGAGGACGGAAAACGCCGATGAAAGATCGGATTCCTCTGCCGCAGCGTTCTCCTGTTTAGCGCGCATCGCTTGTTCTTGCTGTTTTAACGCCTCATTTGCGTCCTCACTGAGAATGATGCCCTCATCCTTGAGGTTCGTCCTTGATTCTATTGCCTTTAAGATTTTATAAGGATCAATCCGACTGGCAAACCTTTCATCCGCCATCAACGGCAGTATCAACGTCCTGATATTCATCAGAGCTTCATTGTCGCGCATGAGCGCTTGAATGCCAGACACGTGAAAAGTGCCATCAATATCGGGAACGCCGACGACACCGTTTGGGGATTCCATATCGACGCCGATACCATATTCCATCAACTCCTCGTCGGTGAATATGCCCCTGTAGAAATCGAGACCGGCATGTTTCGCAATCATATCCGCCCCGGCCATAATTGCGTCTATAGCCCCGGCTTCAATGTTCTCGCCCATCAGGGCGTAAACACCTAAAGCCTGATCGAGATTCTGCGCCTGTTCGCGGTAGGTTATATCCTTGCGATAGCCCGGAAGCCCCTGCACGACAGAGGGAACGAATGTGCCAATCTGGTAATTCTGATCGTGGTACTGCAAATTAGCCAATATTTCGTTAGTGATATGCCGCTGGTCAACTGTGCGCACCGCCTGCTGCCCGTTCACGGATTCATGCACCAGATATTCCTTCCCTGGGTAGCTTTTCACATCTTCCGGGTTTACAAGCAAATCGACAACCACTTCCCGCATGGGGTTGACGAGCCACAGCAGGTAATCATGGTGGAGACACATGATATTGTTCATTGCATCCCATACTGATACAATGCCTTCAAGCAGGCCCCGACCACCAAAACGCAGTAAATCCGGAAGCGGTGAAAAACTTATTCCCGGCCAGCGCACGGCGGAATAGGGCACGGTGCGTGGCAGGGATATTACTCGCCCGGCCGCTACTGTGTATGTCGCATGGGGCAGCAACATGTTTCCTTTGGAATCAAGGATAGTTCCCCACATCTCTTGCGTCTGGATCAGCTTCCTGAACGTGCTTCTCTGGTAGATCAGTTCTTTACGCTGCGCGATACGTTCCGCGCTTAAAAACGGGTCTTGCTCGTTGCCGACAGCGGACATCTCCGCGCAGCGATCAACGTTAAAATACCGACCGCGCTTCTCGGCCTCCTTGAGCACATAGAGATCAATCCATTCCTGGTGAATCCAGTACATCCCCGATTGATTATCCCGGCTGATTGCATCAGGGTCGCGGTGTATTTTCCACGGTTCAGTCAGGACATACTCCAAACCGCGACCAGGGACAAAGCGCGGGATCATCTCCATCGACACCCCCACAGCCAGTCCCATTTGCGTCGCGTCCGTAAAACGGATACGGAAACGCGCATTCTGCTCATTTAACTGATTATCCATGACTTTTTTCCAGAAAGCGGCCGCCGCAGCGTTTTTGGAATCTGTAATGGACAGGAAATTTGGGGAGAATGCCTTTTTAACAGCCGCGGCGCCGTAGGCAACAGTAGAAAATGGTTTAGGGATAACTATGCGGGATTGCCATGGTTCTTTTTTAGCATAGTTCAGAGGTTCGTTCTCTTTGTATATCCGATAACAATCCTCCTGCGTTTTACGAACGTCGGCATACCCATTGACGGATTGCTTTAAGCAGTCCATCATGAAATCGACATAATGCTGTTCATTTTCCCCGGCATACGCACGGGCGGCTTCTTCGCGTTCAGCCAGCTCTTGTGCATCGATGGCCGAATCCGCTCCCTCTTGATTGCGCTGAATCTCCCGTGCGCGACGGGAAACATACGCTGCTGGATCAGATGCCATTAATCGGCGTTCGCTCATACCGGCCCATCCTTTTTTTTCTGATTGACATAATGGTCAACCCGAGACCGCACCGCTTGGACAACGTCGTCGGACGGCAAGATTTTACCGACATACTGAAGCACTTTCCGTCCGTCCATCGACATGACGGCGTATTCTTTCCGTCTCGTGCGCGGGTTTAATTTTGTGGCAACAAACGGATTATTTGTCATAATCCAGCCCCCGGTGCATTTGGAAAGATCGAATCGAAATTATTGCGATATGCGCCGCCGGACCCTATTTTCCAGTCGCTGTTGCAGAACGGGCAATTCCCGGAACAATGATGTTTTGTCGGCTCGCCATTCCATCCTTTTTCGGCGTATGTCTCAGCGCCGCAACCGGTGCATTTAAAAATCTCCCGGCTTTCTCCTGGCTGGTCGTATGGCCCGCCGGATCGCATTTCCCAGAATTGGTCTTTTTTCCCTCGAACAGCCATTTTAGCTCCTAAAAGACTTCAGCATGGCGGGCCGCGCGNAAACCTGTGTTTGTCGCGTAGCTTGATATNCTTTGCATTTCGGCTTCACGGTTGCGTTTCGTCAATTGTTTCCGCACATCATACGGCAGCAATTTTGCCACGGCGTATGAGAAGGCATCTCCCGGATGGGAAAATTCATTTTTGACCGCATCCCGACCGATAATGCTGCCGGAGTTATTGACACGGTAATGCCACCCACCACGCAACGCCCGATTGAGTATTTTTGCGGATGCAGACAAAAACACGAGAGGCTTCCCTCCCGACACCCCGCGTTGCAACGCATGGTTTGTCGGTTCAATGCGGTTATTCCAGCGCGTCGGCCCGGATTCGAAATGCGTTTGCAGCATCGCATTGATGACTTTTGCCGCCGACCGTTTACGGCTGCTCTGGTCCATGGTCGCCATAGACGGATCGCCGATATCCCGCCATGACGATATNTTNCCGGCATATTTCGGAGTGGCCAGCAATGGCAACAACTTGTCTTCAATCAGNTCTTCTACGCCGCAGCCTTCGTCATACAAAACATCATGGATGACCAGTTGCCCGNNGGGATTGAATTGCATTGTAATGCAGCATGGATGCCCGTATCCGTCCCATGCACGGATGCCGGGCATGTTGGGATAGATGGGCAGGATTTGTTGTGAGAAATGCGTTTGCTCTCCATACGATGATACAACGGGCTTTCCTTCATCCACCGTCGCAACATTTCCCTCGACGTAACGAGCCCATTTCCCCTTGTCTCCCTTGAATGCCGCCTGGTTCAGCGCGCGCTGAAGGGATGTCAGATATTTGTTTTCACCCTTTTTGATGCGGAACGTTTCTTTCACAATTACCGCCCCGTCATCGGCCACCATGTATTCCCGTGGATCATCGATCAGTTCAGTCGTCCAATGCGCTGCATCGCCGGGATTGTGCGTAATTTGCAACCGGGGGATGGTTCCCTTCTGGCGTCCGCAGCGAGCAATTGCCATTAAGAAGACTTCCTTCGGCAGGCCAGAGTTCGCTCTCTCATGAATTGGCGCCGGCTCTTCCAGCCAAATCATCCCATAACCAGGCCCTTGCAATTTACTAATAGACGCCGGGTCATCAATACCAAACAGATCGAAGTCAATAGCAGGCGACACGCGGGTTGGTTTGATATACATTTTTTTGTAATCGTCCTTGAAAACAACCCAATCACCAAGTATTTCCTGAACACTTTCCACGGTGGATATTTTGATATTCTGGTGTGTGTCGCGGATTAGAGCCCCGCGCAGTGATTCGCCCTTTAGCCCTGCTGCGCAGCGGTGCGCATGATGCATAATCCCAGCTACCCCGGCATATGTTTTCCCTTCTCCCATGCCTCCCACGAGCTGCGCAATATGCGCAGGGCAGCTTACGAAAGACGCTTGAGAAGCAGAAAGGTCAAACACCAAATCACGAGGCATCCTTGCCACCTTTAAATATCATCAATTTCCCGGTTGTCGGGTCCTCTTCCAGCCGATCTTCCTTACCGAGGAAGAAAATATTTCCACTTTCACCCGCGCCCATAACTCCCGAATAGCGCAATTTCAGATCAATGATCTGTGTTGCCTGCCTCATCGCGGACAAACGTTTCTTTTGCAGCATCATATCGTCGGCGATCCATAGCAACGAGGAGCGCATTATTTCGCTTACGGCCTCTGTAATCGCTTTTTTGTAATCATCCGGATTGATATATTGCTCGGGCGAGATGCTTTTGATTATTTTTAACCAGTCGAGAAAATGTTTGGCGATTTTAGCAGCAGCGACCCGATGCGCGAACGTTGCATTTTCTTCGTGCGCCCAGGAAAGACACACCGCTTCCATTTTCTCCAGTGCCTCGAGATCAGCAGGGACGGTTTTTTGGATGTGGTCCTGGATGATTTGTTGTGTAGCTTCCGATCGGGTTTCCCGTACATGCTTCAGCCACCTGGATATCGTAGGTTGAGATACGTCGAAACCATCTTTCTTCAGCGTGGCTGATATTGATTGGGCTGTATGCATTCCAGACGAGATCATCTCTTCTACTTTTTGCACCAGGCCGAATTTTTCGATTTTTGACGCCATAATTACCGCTCCGTTATGTGTCGCAAAAGCATGGAAGTGGAACGTTGAACGCTACTATATCACTGTTTTTTTAACCTCCTATCCCCGACGAAGTTGTGAAACGACATGATTCACCATGACACGCAAAAAAACGATGAATTGACGATTTTTTCGCTTGACAATACCTTAACTCCCTTCACCCCTGTCCCCATAAACTTCAAAAGGGGTGCAAAAAGTTGAGAAATTTACTCGGCAAACAAGATAATAGGGGGGGGAGGAGTCCCAGGCGGGGGGAATGCCCCCAGCACAACCACCACCGGCCAGCCCGGC